TCGTCGCGCAGATAATTCAGTAATTCCTGCACAGGAACCTTGCCGTTGTTCTCGCCTGCAAGCCTGTCGATTGCGTCATTGACTCCTGACCATTTTACCTCTTCCGCTTTGACATTCTGCGGGTTGTTCAAAACTGCCTTTAACTGCTCTTGCGTTGCTGTTGCGCCTTGGAATTTGCGTTGGATTTCCATCTGCAATTTGCTTTGGAATCCACGCTCGCCAGATGGTGCTTCGATTTCGGAAGTTTCAGCAGGCAGGAAATTGATTAATGCCTTTCCATAATCAATCGGAAGTTTAGGAAGGTCTTGAGCATCTAATAACTCTGCCATGTGATCGATTCGCATGGACATAATTGTTCGATCTATGCTCTTATTTTTCTCGTCACCCTTGCGTTTAGGAATTTTAGTCCTATCAAGATTCAACACTTCAGTTTCATTCTTAAATAAATTTAAGAAGTCATTAAATATTGATTTTTTCTGCTCTGCTACGGCAACATCATCGCTTAACTGGTTGCTCCCTATAGCTTCTCCACGCTCGTTGTATCCACTACCTTGGATGCCTTTCGACCAATTATCCAAATACCTTGTAGAAAATTCATTCCAAAATGCTTCTTTACTTCCATTCCAAGGAGAAAGTCGATTTGGCATCCGATCTGACCAAGCATTTAACTTGGACATCATTCGTCCTACGGAAATTGTAGTTACGAGAAAATTGCCTGCCGTAGATAGTTGCAACCCGATAGGAACTACATCATAAATCTTTGGTGAGAATGCTTTGTAATTTCCATTGTCATCCATGACTGCGGCATAATCGACAAAGAAACGAGTTCCATCGCGCCTGACAATTGCTTCGTTTAATTCTAAAAGATATTTCTTAATTTTAAGCGGAACGATTCCTTCAGGCAGTTCTTGAATTGCTTTTATCTGTGCTGGAGTAAATGTTCCACGATAAGATTCTGATCCTTCAGATACAGGCTCAAATCGCCCCGGAGTGCCGTAGTCAGGAGTGTCAATCGCTTGCTTGAATAATGTCGCACGATCTTTTTTAATCTTTCGCAAGTCTGAAGGTTTTAATAATTGTGGAGTAACTCCGTCTACTTCGGTTATGATTTTTTTCTTAATCGACAAAGTTCCACCTTCGGGAACTTGCAATTGGCGCAACTCCAGAGGGATTTGACCATATCCAGATAACCTTTCCTCTCCGTCCTTACTGATCCTCCAAGACCCTTCAAAGACACTCGGATCAGTTACATCAACGGCATCTCCTACAGGGTTTCCATCAGCGTCAAAAACCTGCGCCTGAACCTTTGTTGCAAACAATCCAGAATCCATGCCGTAGCGTTCAGCCGCAATCTTGCTCTTGCGAATATCGGCTTTAGAGATTGGTGCGGTTTCAGGTTGTTCTGCAATCGTTGTAACATCACCATTGATACTCTGGAGAATTCGCAATGCGTTCCTTGATGCGCTTTGAGCATCTGGAGTCAATGTTGCTCCAGTAGCTTTAGAGAACACATCTCCATCCATGCCAAATCCAAGCATTTTGGTAACAGCATTCTTAAAAAGTTTGTTCTTTAGTTTTAGTCGAGCAATATCAAGTAAATGGATTTGCTTTGAATCTATGTTTTTACCAAGATTGCGAGACAATGTATTAGAAAACAATTCAGCAAGAATTTCTTCCTGCATATAGTTAGCTACTTTTTTCTTGTTCAAAGAATTCGTATTGGTATCCCAAAGACCAAGTCCCGCTCCTAATCTGGCAATTTCATCTTTTGACCTGTTTTTTAAATACTGATCTTTGAACAAAGAATTCAACTGCTCCTCACTATACAATCCAGTTGTGATTTCTTTAACATTACCAGACGCATCTGTGATTTCGTTAGTGAATAATAACTTACTAGCATCTGCAACCGCATCTTGGATTTCTTTGATGCGAAGAATTGCGTGACCAGTTTCGTGATTCAATGCATCGATTGGCGTTTCTCCGAAAAGCTCAATTCGATTTCGCAAAGCGTCAGAGTTAATAACAATCGATGGTTTAGCTGGATCGAATGTCATGCCTTTTGCGGCATCTGAAACATTAACGCCGGGTCGGAATTCGGTTCCTCCCGTTCCAGAATAGAAACCTTGCTGTGAAGCGTATTCCATCAAAACCTCGTCTGGCACATTTTGCCATTGCGGATTTTTACGGAAATGATCAAAAATTTGCTGGGTGCTTAAAATATTAATCCCAACATTATTTTGACCTGCCCTCAAAGTTCCATTCAAAAGAGCATTGTTCCTCCCCAGTTGATTCAGGAACTGCCTACCAAATTCGTTTCGAGTCTGAACATTTGCTGTTTTCAGCAATGACAAAGATTTCTTTTCTGCCTCTAGCCTTTTCTCTGCATCTTCAATTTTTTTAGCATCTGGAGATTCGTTTACCAGTTTCTGAACTTCAGCTTCGGTATCCGCTACCTTCTTTGCTTGCCTTCCGATTACCAAATCCCAATCGGTCAATTTATCGATTTCGCCTTTTGTTTCAGGCGTTGAGTCACGATATGCCTTTAAAGCGTCCACATTGGCTTGCTTTGCCCTTCTAGCGGCAATAACAGGGTCTTCGCCCAGAAACTTGTGATAACTCTGCTGGACTGCCCTGCCGCCCAAAGAAAATACCAATCCCTGCCCGATCATTGTTTTCAATTCTTCCTCGTCCGAGGAATCAATCACTCCTGTGGCAAGAGCAATGAGTGTCGGTTCTACTCCCAGTCGCGCATATTCTCCGATATTGGCAATTGCGTCATCATTCACGAATCGCAACATTCTTTTAGTTGTATCGCTGACCTTCCCGATCCCCTCGTAATCTACAATCCCTTCACCCTTGACTCTTTCTTTCGCAACATCCAACGCTTTTTTAGTTTCGACATACTCGTCGGTTCCTTCTGCGAGAGTCTTTAATTTTGTTGTTAGAGTCTTAACTTCGTCTTGCTGTTTAGCGATAGCACTTAAGGTTGCAAGTGGTCCGACACTACCTCCAGCAGATATCCTTCGTGCCGCCTGAACTTCTTTAATTACTTTAGGAATATCAACCAAAGTTCTTACCCCATACTTTGCTCCAACTCCACCTAATGCACCTAACCCTAATCCAGCAAAAGGATTTTCAGGATTTACTTGATATCCAATCGTTGCTCCAGTAACGGCAGGAGCGGCTTTTGTAATTGTTTGCCATGTTGGACTCCTTTCAAGGTAATCGCCAGTTTTTTCAATTCCCCTTGCTGTTGCTCCTGCCGCTCGCTCGACAAGTCCGGGTTTCTGTAATTTCTCTAGTTTAGAAAGTTCTTTCTTTTTTGCTACCTCTTGAGCCTTTGTTTCTAGAGCATTGATTTGATCGTCACCCAAACCAAGTTTTTTTAATTTTAATTTTGCAATCGGAGTCAGCATTTTAGATGCCTGAACAACAGAGTAAGCGTAACCAAAAACATCTACACCAAATTGACCGGGGATTGTTAATGATCCAAATGTAGCAATGTCAGGATCGTTTTCTGGGATAGATTTTTTAATTCCTTCGATTGTATCAAGAACCCCGCTTTCGATATCGGCTTGCCGTTTTGATTGAGCCTCCTCTCGGCTCAAATCGGGATACATAATCATGTATTCATCGATTGACGGATGAATAAGGCTGGAAAACGATTTCATCACGGGAGCGTAGTATGTATCAACTACTCGCGCCCAAGATTTAGGTTCTGATTTTATCAATTTTGCTTGAGCGGTATCAACTTCGCTCCTTGCTTTAAATCTCTCAAAAGAAGTTTCTTCATCAGTCAGACCAAACTTTTCACTAGCATCGTCCCATAATTGCATCCCACCAGTTCCAAGTTTTGTTCCTAAAAAAGCTACGCTTTCAGGTAATGAGGCTAGTTCAGAAGTGTAGGAAAACGGAACTTGTTTTGCTTGATATCGTTTTTCTTGGAATTCTTTTTCAATGCCAGCAACTTGCTCTGGAGTTAAGTATTCTTTGATTTTAGCTAGATACTTTGCGTCAGTATAGGCGTCAGGATTTTGTTTTTCACCACCTTTGACTGGAGTATTAGCGATCTGCCATGCTCGTTTGCGCCAGTTTTCAACTTCTGCCTTCTTATCTTTAGGTAATAATTTTTCTGCCGCAAGTGCTTCAGCATACCCTGAATTCATTCCAAGCAATGCAGGCGCACCCTGCTTAACTGCTTTTGCCGTTCCTTTTAATGCACTACCCAAAAGGTCTGCTGTCATTACCCCTACATCCACTAAATCTTCAGATGCCGCCGCACCTAAATTATACCATTCTTCCCAATTTGTAGGAATTTTACCATACGGAGATGATTTTCTTAACTCGCGTTGGTAATTAAATATCTGACGCTTTTGATCGTCATCTAAAAATACATCAGGTCTGCCTTTCGTAAATTCATTTAAATCTGCGGCATCTAAAGATTTAATTAAATCTCTATCCGCTGGCGTAAACTCTGCTTCGTCTTTGTCACCAATTACTGAAAGAACAATGTTGCTCGGTTTTGAAAGATCAACCTCTGGTTCTTTTACTGGAGTAGGAGCAGGTAAAGCAGATGGAACTGCTTTTGGCAGTTCTTCTTTTGGCTTTTCGGGCGTAACCGCCTGCGGAATTTCTTCCTTTGGCTTTTCTTCAGCAGGTTGTTGAGGAGATAAGACAGATTCTATTTCGCTAATTAATTCATCTGTTTCATCTTTAACTTCAACTTCTTTAGTTTGAGGTTCCTCTTTATTTCCAAGAACATCATCAATATCCTTGATAAGATCATCAATTTCAGCCATTACTTTTTATTTTTTTTGAGTTGCGCGAAGTTGCTCAACTAGAACTTTTAATTCTTTTTTCAATTGTTCTTTTTCTTCACCTTCTGGCATCTCTTTCATTTGCATAAATTTTTGCTTTGTTGAATTTGCTAAATTTTCTGATTCAGAAATTTCTACTTTTAATTCTCTAATTACTCTATCAGGATTTATTCCTGCATCCTTTGCTATTTCTCTTAAGTCGCTTATAGCTTGTTGAGAAGATGTAATTCGTGTATTTGCTAATTTTTTTGCAAGTTGTTTTAATTGTTCTCTTGCTTGAAATGTTAATTTATCTCCCTCAAGTAAATTCCCAACTGTTAATCCTAATGCTCTTAATCTTGGAATTGCTGATTGCAATAATGTTACATCACCTTCACGAACAGCAACGCCCGGATCGACCATTCTTTGAAATGCATTAATTGCAGTAATATCTCCAAATCCATTATTTTCAGACAATGAGGATAGTATAATTTCACTTGAAGACTTCGCATCTATAGCATTTTTAATTAAAGGATTCTGTTGAACATTTGCATATAATTTATCATAAACTCCAATTTGATCTTTTGACATTCCAGCTTGCGGATTTAATGCTTCTTTTTCTTTTTTAAGTTGATCTATAGTTTTCCTCTCTGGAAAAAGAACCTTAAATCCAGTTTCTCCCTTTTTAGTTTTAATCTGCTCAATTTTTGCTTCGTTATATTCAGGGCCAAGAATTTCAGCTATTTTCTTTTGTGCTTTTATTGCAACATTAGGGTCACCCCAAGTTTTAAAGTATCGATTTAAATCTTGCTCATCAACTTTTTGCTCTGCTAAAACCTGTTGTTGCTCTGGTTTAGGAAGGGTAGATAACGCACCAAATCCAGTTGGAAGTTCTTTAGTCGTAGCGTAAAATTCTTCTTGTATCCTTCTAGCTTCTTCAGGAGATACAAGAGATTTATTTTTACTTAAAAAGTTAAACGATGCAGGCTTTTCAGGTGCTTGCGTGTCAGTAGACATACTTGCTCCAGTAGGAGTCAAATTGCCTGCTTGCATATCCGCTAATGTGCCAGCTTGCTTTTGAATATCAACATTGGCAGTCAATGCAGATAATGGCTTATTCAATAATGCTTGAACATCTTGTTGTGTTGGGACTAGAGAACCTAAAGGATTCAACACATCTTCAGTTTCAGGAGGCATTCCCAAATTCCACATTTGATTTTCAGGTAAGTTGCCTTCAGGAACTTCAGTTGCATCCATTGATGTTGGCTCATCAATGCTACCATAATCAACTTCCTCATCTCATTTATTGCCGCCACTTTCATTTATTCTGCTTTCAAGATCTTTATATCTTAAATCTTCCATCAGCAACTCTTTTTCAGTTTTCCCAGATCGGATTGCTGCAACCAGAACTTCGTGCGCTCTTTTAGCTTCAAGATCAGTATCCGCTTGCTTCTTTTCTTCTTTTGCTTTTAAGGCAGCAAAGACAGGCTCAACTAATCCTTGGAATCCTTTTGCAGTACCCTGACTAACTAACTCTTGCTGCGCCGATGGAACCTCATATTTCGGCATGGGAGTAAACTGCACGGATACTCCAACATCCAGAGGTTTTAACGCAGAAAGAGGACTTGCTCCAAGGTTTGCTACCTGTGGAGTAAACGAATAGCCACCAGTGGGTAGTGCCATAAGGTTATACCCCGCCGAATGTTAGTCCGGTTGCGGAAGGAACTGCAAATTGGTTGGTGCGTTGGGTCGTTCCACCTGTTCCCTGATTAGCCATGCCAGCAGTTGTCATAGCTGGGTTGACCATCGTTGGGTTTGGAATATTCGCGCCAGTAGAAGGTAGAATTCCAGATGCCGCACCGAGGTTAGCCAATGCGTTTTGACGAGCAGCATTGACATCATAACCAGTCCCAGTTGCTGCCGCTCCTGCGCTTTGTGCCGCCCTCTCGCTTCGCTGACGTGCAGCAGCATCCTCTGCCGCTTTCAAGGCATTCATGCCACTAATGCTTTGTTGCGCCCTTTGCGATCCTTCACGCGCAAGCATGGATGCCTGCTGGTTTTGAGCTTCAATCATTGCGTTGCGTTGCGACAGATCGGTTTCGCGGCGAGCGCGAGCAGCCTCTTCTTTATTTTGACGCATTTGCTCCAACAGAACTGGCGTGTTGTCTGGTGGTGGTGGTGGTGTAGGCATTGATCCTCCGCCCATAATATTACTCCTTAATTTTAATGTTAATTGTTAGGTTGTTGGTTAGTGAAATACATTTAATATTTCAAATTGTCAATTTCTTTCTCGCCTCTTTGCAAAGATCGGAACCGGGTTGGAATTTCCTGCAAGAATTTGGTCTACTAGGATATACCATGCAGCATACCTTTTCCCCAACTTTTCCATCCAAAGCAATGCATCGAGAGTCAATGTTCTTCATTAACGGGTAGTCTTGCCTTTGCATTTCTTGCGGGATACCAGTTGCATCAGATCGATCTCGTCGCAAGACAGGCCATGACCACTTGAAGCAACAACAAGCACCGCATTTTTCGCAGTCGTATTCATCGTCCATTATCCCATTTTATTTGCACCACCAAACTTATTTCCATAAGCACCGAGAGCAGATGTTCCAATTGATTTAAATGCATCTGCCCATCCCTGTGATACTTTTTCTTCGCCAGATTCTGGAGTGCTATACCCCCCCATTGAAGAAAAACTCAAACTGCCACTGCCATCTCCACTGCCTCGTTGCATTGCAGACCATGCGGAAGCGGAATCAGATTGCGATTTTGCCGCACGATCATAGGGTGAAGCAGCTTGTCCAGCCTTACCCATTACTCCAGCAAGCAAGTCTTTCATGTATTGGTTTTGCTGTTGTTTTTGTTCTGGAGAAGTTGTGTCTGGTTTGAAATCTGGACGTGCTTGTGCGCCTGTTCCAAGTTGTCCAGAGAAGAAGTTTTGCATTGTATCTCCAGTTCTTCCAAGTGCGTTTGATGCACTTCCAGCAATTCCTCCAAATTGACTATTAGGAACTTGCGTTGCTCCTGCTCCAGTTGTGTTTGCTGCGTTTGATCCACCCATAATATTATTCTCCGTTGTTCCAATTTACTGGTTTAAATCCCAAATCAGGGATTACGATATCTTCGTAAGGCGCAAGATGGGATATGTTTGTAATTTTTGCTTTTAGCTTTGGACAATCGACGTGTGGGCCTTGGTGGCGATCCACGCAATTAAGACAAACGGGATAAAAGTCAGCATTAAGTGATTTATCTGGATTATTCATCCATCCGTTCTTGCCTTTTACATATCGAGTTGGATCTGGCTGGACATTGTTTGACTCAAGATACTCGTAAACATCCTCGTCAGTCCAATCTTTTAGAAGATAAAGTGAAGCTGGATTCCCATCAACATGACGAATATCTTGCGACAATGGAACATGACCTTTAATCAGATCAGTATCTGTAAATTTAGTTCCAATCCAAACTGCATTCCACGGGAAGTTAAATGTTCCAGTTGGACGCATTAAGAAATCATCCACGCCACACATAAATGGTTCGTTTGCTTTGGGACGTTCTGTTCCTAGTGACAATACCACGGAGTTTTTGCCCCATTGAAAGTAATGTAGAAGATCAAATCGAACCTCTCCAGTCTCTACATCAGGCCCATCTGATAGGGTATGTTTAAATGCAGGATACTCATACATGGTGAGTTGCCAGTCCTTAATCAACTTATCAGAATATGCATACCTTTCACGAAATTTAGGTTGCCGAAATTGAACTACTGGAAGGTCAATTCCGCATTTAAATTTTATAAAGTGAAGAAGGACAGTTGAATCCTTTCCACCAGACCAAAAAATGACCGAATTAGACCATTGTTTATTCCAACGAACCGCTTTATCGATTGTTTTATGTATTAGGTTTTTCATTAAATAATAATTGCTGCACCAAGTGCTGCACCACCAACCGCACCTCCAGCACTCAACCATGATCCAGTTGCGGCATTTTTGCTTTGCGCGTTTTGCGCCATGATTTGGTTCATCATGTTATTGTAATTTTGGGTGTCTTGCACATTTGCGGAATGTGCAGATTGGATATTACCCATTGATCGGTTAATTGCGTCCTGCGCCGTTTGACCAAGACCTTGCGCTCCAGATAAAACTCCGCGTTGCCAATCTTGCAGACCTTGGAGATTTTGCGCCTTTGCTGCCTGTTGTCCAGCAACCAACGCACCGGGGTCAATGCCTCCCTGCATTTGCGTTGCGTCAAGATACTTTTGACGCAGTGCCATATCCTCAAGAGCAATCTGCCTACCTTGAGCCGTGGATTGATCAAACATAGCAGACCTGCCAATGGTGGATCCCATGTCAAGTCCAGTTCCCATCATTTGTGCAAGACCCTTTGTTTTTGCCCATTGACCCAATTTTTGTTGCCAGCTTTCTGGGGAGGTTAGATTCTGAACAGTCTCACTCATCCCTGCTCGCATCTTTGCTAGAGTTGGATCCACAGACTCTTCAAATTGCCTTGCGCGATTTGCGTTTTCAATACCTAATTCAAAAGCCTGTTGAGATACTTGTGTTGGATCAAATGTTTGTTCAATTGGCTTTAATTGAGTTGCCATTTCCAAGAACCTGCCTTGAGAAGCAAGACCACCATACATTCCCTTGTTAGCTTCTGATGCCATCATCATGTTAAGTTCAGGACGAGGCTTTTGAATTTGAGGAGTATATGTTTGTCCACCCATAAGTTTAATTAAGTTAAAGAGTAAACCTCTCTTTTAAGAGGAGTCAACCCTAATTTTTTGATTATTTCGTTTGTAAAATTAGGTCTTTCATCTGCTAATGGAACACCAATGAAACCCGGAGAGTTTGATAATTGAGAGTGCGCTCTCCAATCATTCATCACTTGCATAACATCTTGCGGTCTTGTATGTTTAGAATATCCAAACAAAATACCATCTCGGTAATGAGCATAAACATTAATACTAGAATGCTCTATGATTTTGTGATCAAACTCTTCTGCAAAATCAACAAGTTCCAAGAACTCGTTAGTCCCTGCATGAAGAAGTTTATATTCAATTTTTGGCCTCATATTTATTAATTAAAGCCAACCAGAATATCGTCTGGATTGGCTATTGTTTGTGTATAGTTGGCAAATTTTTCGGCTTGCGCCTTCAGAATATTGCTTCTGGTAGAATTACTGCCACAAATTGCACACGGCAAGCAATTGTTTTGACCAGTCGTAAATGGAATTGACGAGTAGATCGGAACAATTGGATCATCTCCAAAAGGCGAAATAAACTTATTTGGAAAGTTTGTGACTTCTTTGGTTGCTGTAATAATAGACGGCATTTTAGCAGGGATTCTGTGCCTTGAATTGTTGTGCAGCGGCAGTTGCGGACTGAAGCGCAAGCACTCCAGCCTCCTCCTGCGCGTGTTCAAAGCTAATGTAGGACAAAAATGTAGCCGATGCAGTAGCGGAAATTGACTTCAACGGGTCTGCATCACAAATTAATGTAACAGTCTTAAATACTTTTGCGCTATATGAATTGTCATTTGCCGATTGTTGCTCGTATGGGTTCGGCAACAAATCAATCGACAATGTTTCACCAGTTTGTGCAACAACGCAAGATTGCGTCTCGTCTCCTTGCGGCACTCCTGTGGATTTTTCCTGCCAAGGATCCATGAAGAGTCGAACGATTTCTACTCCGAATTCACCGCACCATTCAATTAACAAAGAAAACGCTTTGTCTACATCGTCGGTGAGATACGATTCGCAAGTTGAAACAAGCGAGTTGCGTTGCGCCGATTCAGTAGTCAACCTCCGATATTGCGAATTAAGAAACCCTAGATTCTTAATTTCTGCTTCGTATGGTGTATTCTCCCATTGGTAGTCAGCAGTAACCGCCAAGATGCGTTTCTCTAGGATTGGGTTATATGACCCCTTGCTGCCCCTGTAGGACACTTTTAGGTCAACTGTGCCACCAATCTGTGTCGATTCAATTTCGGCATATACGAACTTCTTGAGATCCATTTCGTCTCCTAGCAATGGAGTTTCAAACTGCGAGTAAATCCGATTGTAGAGTGTGGTCGTAGTTTTATCTGGGTTGATCTGAAGATAAGAATCAACTCGTTCTGGCTGGAATGACTCCCAAAGATGATTAAACGAGCCATCGTTTGTTGCTGCGTAATCAACACTAAAATGAAAGCACCGAGATTGCCCATCAATAATGCCTGTAGTCCATTCAACAGGTCGAGTGCCTGTCCATACGCCTGACCATGCAGGGAACCTGCTCTCTCCGCTACCCAATTCTGAAGCAGCAGCATAATCCAACACCATTGTGTCAGAGTTGAGAGTCTGAAGGTAAGGGATTGAATAAAGCAAATAGTTTTCAAATCCAGTCGCGCAAATCTTGGTTGGGTCTGCCGCCATCAATCGCTTTGCCCTAGCCATTTCCATGTCCTTGTACAAGACTTGCGAGGACAAGTATGCTGTCGCAGCAATATCTCCAGTCATTAAACCGCCTTGCGCGTACCACCACATTTGTCCAGCTTGGAAGGCAATTGATTTTCCTGCAACGCAACCCACAGTTGGGTAAAGCGTGGATTGAAAGTTTTCAGTAGTTACCCATAGATCACGATCAAGGACTCCTGATTTCAACTGGAATGTAGACCTGTCTGTAAATACAATTAATCGGATTGATGTATCTTGACCAACATAACTTGCCATCGCAGTAACAGGACGAGAAAAACTAAAATCTCCACGCGAAGTTCCTGTTGTGCGCTCTTGAAATGATGTTGGATCACCCAAGTCTGAAGCAAGAACGATATTCTTGTCAGCAATCCACATTCTGTTTCCAGAAAATGCCATCCAATATCCTAC